GGCCACCCGGCACGCAGCATCAGCGGCGCGCTCTGGCATGTGCTGAATTCCATTGGCCTGGAGGCTGACGCCGCGGCGATCACTTCCCTGGAGTCGGCATTCTGGACGCCACGGGGTGAGACGTTCGATTACGTGGCCAGTGAGTCCGGCAAATCAGCGCTCGATATCCTGCAGACGATCTGCAACGCCGGGATGAGCTATTTCCTGCTCTCCGACGGGCTGGCCAGCGTGGGGCGCGAAGGGATCAAAAACTGGGTGGGGGTTATTAGCCCGCAGGAAACCACCGAAGAACTGCAGACATCATTCACCGCACCGACAGAGGATGATTTCGACGCGGTGGACGTGACATTTGTCAGCAGCCTGACCTGGGCGGAAGAAACCATCCAGTGCAGGCAGGGCAGCGGCACGCCGCACAAGGTTGAGGACTACAAGCTTTACGGAGTGACAGACCCGGATCGTGCCTGGCGGATCGGGATGCGACGCCTGATGAAATATCTGCATCAGCGGCTGGCGCACTCCACCTCTACGGAGCTGGACGCGCTTTGCTACCAGTATGGCGATCGCCTGGGGCTGACCGACGATATTCCGGGCAGCGACACCATCAGTTGTCTGGTCACGGATATGAGCCACGACGGCGCACTGGTAACCCTGACAGTCAGTGAGCCGCTGGACTGGTCTTTTGAAAACCCCCGGTGCCTGCTGCGCCTGCAGGATGGCAGTGCGACGCCGCTGCTGGTACCGCAGCAGGTGGATGAGTATTCCCTGACGTTGCCGGAGAGTGCAGAGCTTCGGCTCGATGAATGGGAGATGAGCAGCCCGTACAGGGAGCCGCCGCGCCTGATCTTCTGCTCATCAATCAGGGTAGGGTACGACGCCACGGTGACCAGTATCGATCCGTCCTCAGAGGGCACCTGCCAGCTCAACGCTGCGCAATATTCACCGCTCTACTATCAGTTCGACGACGCCCGCTACCCCGGCGACGCCGCTTAACCATAACGGAAAACATAACCCGCCATGTGCGGGTTTTTTTATGCCCGGAGCAAGCAT